AAATTCTATTACTTTTGAAATTAAAATATACGATAATCGAATTTCTGGGACATAGTACATTTGAGAATACAGATGGAAGAATAATAGCGGTTTTATTTAAGACAGTTTCTCCTTGGGAATCTTATTGGGCACAATTGAGCGTTCAGTATGAAAAGATCACAGAGGATGATAGGATATTATTAATAGAAAAAGATGCATTATGAATGAGATGTTAACCTTATTAAATTTGAAGTATTCGGAAGATATATATCCTCATTTTATAAGATTTGTTGAAAATGACGGAGTTCTTAGAGCAATGCTTATCACATGTATTAATCCAGATACCGATAATTTAATACGTTCCTGGGAATATTATTGGTCCTTCACTGAAGTCTTATTTGAGAGATTTGAGGAGGATGGAAAAATATTAATTGTTCGAAAGGATGTTTATGAACGAAATTGAAACCTTTCTCGGATTAAAATATAAAGAGGTAGAAAGGCCTTACGGCAGTGTATATTTTGATGAAGATACAACAATTTGGGCAGTCAGGATTCATAGCAACAATCCCGCAATGTTAGAGCGCTGGAAGAATTCCTTTAATCTTAATCGAGTATATCCTTATTCAGAAGAAGTGATTGGCAGTTATACTTTTCTAATTCGTTATGAACGAAATACTAACAATTCTAAAATTGAAATATAGGATGAATAAATATCCTGATTGTATAGCATTCTATAATCAGAATAACTTTACAGTTGCAATCTGGACTAATATTAATGATAGATCAACTAAAACAATATTAGCAATCTGGAAAGATGCAGGTATTCCAGCAAAAACTTTTATCGATAATGATAGGATACTCGTAGTTAGAATGGATGCATTATGAATGAATTGTTAATAATTTTGTCATTAAAATATCAACACAGAAATTATTATACATATGAAATGTTTGTCGGTAATAACTTTAACGATGTCGGTTTTAATTAGAAACGAGGATTATAAATATCTAGCCAGTGGTTGGGAAACATATTGGGACGCACATCACATTGATTATAGACGAATCGATGAAAACGATGTTATACTATTGGTTCGAGAAGACGCTCTATGAATGATGAAATAGAAATATTATTAGAATTAAAATTTAATAAAAGAATCGGAAGATATTTCGATTCCTATTATAGAGAAACCAAAAAGGGTTTTGAAACAATGGCCGTAAGATCTAATCACGTTAGTATAGTCAGATCATGGCAATATCGATTTAAACTAAGCGAACGTAAATATTCCCTTCATAAGATTGGCAATTATGTGTATGTGGTTAGAAATGATGCATTATGATAGATGATGAAAGAATTACGCTTTTAAGTTTGAAATATCGTATTGAAACTCATTTTTCAGTCACAATTTTTGCGACTGATGATGAGGTAATGGCTTTTCTTTATGATCCGAATAACTTCAAAGAAATATCTCCATTACTATCGTGGAAATTATCATGGCATCGACGTGATATTCCTTATTCGATGTCAGCATTAGGTAATCAAATACTTGTTTATAGGGACGATTCGTTGATATGAGTGAAGAAGAAACATTTAATAAATTGAAGAAGATGCCATATGAGGAAGCGAGAACTGTATTCAATAGGCCAACAAACATTCTAGATAGAATTTCAGCACTAAATGGAACAGGCTGGACATATGATGAAATAGTCGAAGAAGCATTAAAAAGGTTAGGTTGGAATGACTGAAGAAGATACCTTTAGAAAATTAAAAAGGCCCTCTCTTGAAAAGATGAGAGAATTATATAGAGAATGGACCATTAAAGGTGACAACGAAAATTTATTGACAGAATCAGAATTTTTAAATGGATATGGATGGAATCGAATTGATTTTTGGCAAGCAGTGTGGATAGACGATCATAAGGAAATTTTCAAATGAGCATTGATGAAACCTATTTGGTATTGAAATATTTTAAGAAATCACACGGAAGTTATTCCTATTTTTCTCTTACCGAGGAAGTAGAAGATGTAAGTATTATTGCAATTCAGACCAAAAATGAAATTGTGTTAAAAACATGGAAAGAGTTCTGGAAAGAAAATGGATATACATTTAGAGAAATCAGAGTCGAAGGAACTAAAGAAACACTTATGATTAGGGGCGATATATCTTGAAGGAAGAGGATACAATTCGTCTTTTGAAAAAAGTTCCTATACCGCATTTAATTGGCGAAATTAAGCTCTGGAGACTTAACTCTAAAGATAAAAGAAATTTTGATGAGCTACTTAATGCAAATGGGTGGAAACGCAGCGAATACATACTTTGGATACATCAAGGTGGATCTTCATTATGAGTTGAAAAATGACAGAAGACGATACATTTAACGCCTTAAGGAAAACTCCGATTTTAGAAATGATTTCTAAAGTTTCAGAAATCAATAGTAAGTATGCCGGGCGAGATTATGATTGGGATTCACTATTTCGTTGTAATGGATGGACTCGTCGTGAATATAATGAACAGTTGTTTATTCATTTCAACGAATATTATGAAAAGACATTAAATGAACGAAGATGATACATTTAACCGATTAAAGAAGAGTTCCTTTGAACATTTAGAATCGGAGTTTCAGAGATTAAAATATCAATATATGGGTGATCCTAAATCCTATAATATCTGGACAAGCGAAAGAAATAGAATTGCACATATAAATGGTTGTACAGTAAGAGAATGGCAACGAGAAAATTATAATCGAATATATGGACATATAAGGGATTAAGAATTGAGTTTATTACATGTTATCAAATACGGAAATATATCAGTAACGGAATACGAATTAATTCTTCCACTTGATTTAACATTCTATATAATGGATAGATTTATCGAAAAGATTCGTATAAAAAATCCATCATTTGAATTTGATTATAAAACACAAAATAACGAAGTTGGTTTGACTATCACAGCAGATAGATTGGATAATGCTTTTGAAAAGTACGTTATACAAGCCAATCAATCCAATGGTACTAATTTATCTGAGAATTATATTAATGAATTAATTAAAGAATTTCTATACGAATATGACGATACTTCATGTGATTAAATATTCTGATGTTACTTTTCGTAACGCCGGTAGAATTCTTCCACTTACACTTTATAAATCATTTTTGAAATATGGAAGTAGGTGTATTTTAGAAAGAAAAGATAAAGGAAAACTTTCCTATTCACAACAAGTTGAAGAAAGAATGTTATGGGACTATATTCTTGATAGGGCTCATTCTATAAATATGTGGCATTCTCACATGGTGAGTTTATATTATTCTGTTTATAACAATAATGCCGAAAATAAATTAGAAGAAGTTTTGAAGGATTTTCTTGTAAAATACGGAGCATAATCGCATATTTCTATGAAAGTATGCTATTATTAGATGATTACTAAGAATAGAAGGATTTTCGTCGAGGGATTAAAATGAGCTTGTTTGATGTAATTAAACATGGTGATGGACATATTACTGCAGAGGAATGTCCTATTTGGGTTCTTCGACGCTGGGGTACTATTCTTCTTGAAAGAATACGTCAAGAAGAAATTAAGAAATATGGAATTGAAACTGGATATGACCATGAAATTGAATCCATTGAGAAATTACAATCTAATGAGATCTTATTCGAAAGTATAATTATTCCATTAACAATTAGGCTCTCCGTAATTATGAACACCAACTCAGATGAATGTACGAGTATTGGAATGGAAATGTTACGGACCGCATTAGAAGAATATGAAGGTGAGGAATGATAGAATATAAGGTAATAGTCGAAAGTACCACTCAAGATGCGTATTTTTCAAAGAAAGTTGCAGACCTATTAAATCAGGGTTGGGTGTTAGAAGGTTCTTTGGTGGTAGCTGGGACTGAACGTTCTTGTTATCTGGCACAAGCATTAATTAGAGAAGTGGAAAATCAAAAGTAACCTGTTGACTGCAAAAAGAAATTACAATACACTATAGGCGTAACAAATAACAAATGACAGGCGATAATGAGATGGATAAAACCATGCAGGTATTGATGCATGGATATTGTTTAAGAAGGTGTGGCGGAATTGCACAATCACCACATACCTGTCCTTTTTCCACAGAAATACACAACGATTATACGTTGTGCAATTGCTGTGAGGATTGTGAGAGAAATTGTGCAGATGACATTTAACCAGGAAACATTAACATGGATGACAAGGAAAAAGCCAAAGAGCAACTGACGCGGGCACGTATTTCGTTGCTGCTTCAACAGCCTTTCTGGGGGACGTTGGCAACACGTCTTATTCTGAAAGATGCGACTGAAGAGGATTGGTGTCCGACTGCTGCAACAGACGGACGTTACTTCTATTACAACCGTAACTTCATCCTGAAGTTGACCAAACCAGAAACCGTATTCCTTGTGGCACACGAAGTGGAACACTGCGTGTATGACCACATGAGTCGTCGTGGTAGCCGTAAGCCGAAACTGTGGAACGCAGCGGCAGACTTTGTTATCAATTGGGAACTGCACGAACACAATATCGGCAAACTTCCCGATCCCAAGACATCCGGCGTGACTCCTTGCTTCGATCCGAAATACAAGGGTATGTTTGCAGAAGAAGTTTACGAAAAACTTCTCGATGATCCCAATGCTGGCAGTTTTGGTGATTTCGACATTCACCTGGAACCTGGAGATGGCAAGGGTGAACCGATGACCGAAGAAGAACGCCGTATGCTGTCGGATGAGATCCGTGCTGCGGTGATGCAGGCCGCCAAGGCAGCTGGTGCTGGAAATACGCCGGCTGGTGTGCGTCGTATGTTGAAGGACCTTACTGATCCGCAGATGGATTGGCGAGAAATTCTTCAGATGCGCCTGAAATCGATGCTGAAGAATGACTTTACCTGGATGCGTTGTTCGCGTAAGGCGCAATCCGCTGGTTTCTACCTTCCGGGACAGAAGGACCAAGAAAAGGTTAAGGCAGCGGTTTCAATTGACTGTTCAGGTTCTATGTCGGACGATATGCTTCGAGACCTTCTTACTGAAGTGAAAGGCATTATGGAGCAGTTTACTGACTTCGACCTGGATGTCTGGTGTTTCGATACTCGTGTTTACAACCACCAACGCTTTACGGCAGAAAATCTCGACGACATCGACACGTATGAGATTCATGGTGGTGGCGGCACATCATTTGATGTGAATTGGCAATACATGAAAGACAATGAATTGCAACCCGAGCGATTCATCATGTTTACTGACGGTTATACCGGCGATGGCTGGGGCGATCCGGATTGGTGCGAAAGTGTGTTTGTTATTCATGGCGATGCTAGACATAACATTACCGCACCGCATGGCATGACATGCTGGTACGAACCCGATGCACATAGCCCGCAAAATCGTCGATAATCCTTAACAGGAGGAGATAAGAAAACCCACTCAAAAGGTGGGTTTTCTTTTGAGGTGTCTTTGCCCTCCAATGATCAAACTCATATAATATAGCTATGAGCTCAGAAATTGAACTTATTCGAAAACTAAAAAGAATTTCTTTTGATGAAATGGATCGGAAGGTTACAGATTGGGCAAGAAATTGGAGCGATGATAGAAGTTATAGATCATTGCTGAATGAAGGTAATTGGACAGTTGATGAATTTGACGATGAAAGAGAAAGAAGAAGGTCAAAATTCTATGACTGAAAAAGACACCTTTAATCGTCTCAGAAGAATACCATACCAAGAAATGATGAAATTAGTTACGAAGGAACACTTTGTAGATGATTGGCCTGCAAGACAGGAAGAATTTTTTCGATTGTTAGAAACAAACGGCTGGAATTATGCCGAATACCATCAAGCAGTAGAAGATGATTATTATAATAGAATAAGATCATATGACTGAAGACGACACATTCTTAAGATTAAAGAAATTATCATTTTCGGAAATAGATGATATATGGTATAGAAAATATACCGGAACCGCACGCCGGGATCTAGAAGAATTTCTGAACAAATATGGCTGGACTACTGAAGAATTTATACGAAAGAAATTTTACCTCGATTGTTTATAATGACCGAAGAAGATACATTCAATGCATTAAGAAAACCAACGATATTTGAAATGATGTCGTTGGTCATAAAACGGAATAGGGAAACGGGGTTATATGCCAACGGAAGAATGGCATAAATTTATGAAAAATTATGGATGGACATCAGATGAATATAATAAAATGATGAATAAACATTTTAACGAATATTACAGTAAGTATCTAAAATGAAAAATTTAATTATTCTTCTCTTGGCATGTTCCTTAATAGCATGTGGTAAAAAGAGTGAACCACCACAAACTACCTCATCTACTCAAACTCAAGCCGACTGGCCGGATTTATCACATGCGTTTGATGCTGTGGCAAGAAATTATCCACATGCACAAAAAATCTGTTATGATGAAGCATGGGGTTTCTTTCTTGATTATGGTCCAGAACAAACATCCGGAGAAAAAGATGATGGGGTCTGGCATGGTATGTTTTTGATTACCTGGAATGATATGCATTTCCATAAGGTCTCAAACGGAACCTACTGGATGGATGAGATACCAGAAAACAGAACCTTTACATCTCATGCTGATTTAACCGGTTTGGAATGCAAACCATAAAAAGGAAATAACGTCTGGTGGAAAATTCTGAGGATTGGCTTTTTCTAAAACTAAAGAGACCTACCTTTGTAGAAATTTATAATTTATATTATAACTGGTATTGGGATGACAATAAGAAAGTAACGCACATTGGTATATCTGAATTTCTAGAGACGAATGGTTGGACATTAGATGAATTTGTAACTCAAAGGGATGCCTGGTATGAAAGAAAAAGACAAATTTCTTGAACAGATTGATAAAATGTCCGATCATTTTACACAGCTCGAGCACAGGACCACTGACCCGGGCGTAAGGCGGTATTATTCTGGCATTATTGCAGGATTAAACAAGGCATATAAGCTGGCATTAAACGACATGCCGTTTAACCTTATTAGAGACGAGTGATGGACAGGGAAGTTTCGGAGGATAAGTTAGCTAGAATTCTAAGAAGAGTAAGTCTGCAGGAAATGACAAGTATCTATAACAAATGGTTATTCGATTATACGGACAAAACACCAGTACATGATTTACTAGATAAACACGGTTGGACATATGAAGAATTCATAGAGAAAAGAGAATGACAGAAGAATCATCTGAAGACAAATTAATTAGAATTTTAAAGAAACCATCCTTCAATGTAATAATGGAAACTTATAAGGCATGGTTAATTGATCTTACAGATAAAACAATGTTTTCTACACTATTAGAAAAACATGGATGGACATATAAGGAATTCATTCTAGAAAGAGACAACATTAAAACAAATGACTGAAGAAGATACGTTTAATACTCTTAAGAAGTCCACGTTTCTCGAAGCATGGGAAAAATATAAACTTTGGTTAGATATACCGGGAAATGTCGTGGATAAGGATTTCTTAAAAAATCGCGAAAAATTCTTCAACCAACTTGGATGGACCTGGGAAGAATGGATGCAACAATATTTTATGAATTATGTCTGAGGATAAAATATTTAGAATATTAAAGAGACCTTCAAAGGAAAAAATGTGGGATCTCTATGGAGAATTTTGTGCTGAAACAGCTCTTTTAGAACGTGATAAATTTGAAGTGGCAAGAGAAAAATTCTTTAAAAAACATTATTGGACATCAAAGGAATTTAGTGATGCAAGATATTTCAACTGAGGATGAAGTATTTAGAAAATTAAAAAAACCTCCCTTTAATGAGATGAGGGAATATTTCATCCAATGGGCATCCGATAATCATATATTTCCATCATGGGAAGATATGAGTATTCAACGTGATAAATTTTTCGAAAGTCATGGATGGACACTTCAAGAATATAAGAAGGAAAGAGAAAAGATATATGACTGAAGATGATACATTCAGTCGATTGAAAAGAATTTCATTTACTGAAATGAGATCCTATTTTCTTAATTGGGTAACTGATAACAGAAATATCTTTAATCAGTCAGAAGAAGAATATATGAAAGAACGTAATAAATTTTTTGAAAAACATAACTGGACATACAAAGAATATAGAAAGTTCCGTAACTCACAATTAAACATATATGAATAATTTATTAATACCAATTTCCTGGATACTTGCAGTCCTGTTTGTAAGGATTTTTGTAGGACCGGTAACAATCTGGGCATGGATACCATTTTGGCTTTCACTGTATGTCGTTGGTGATAGAATAGTGAAATATTATAAAGGTAGATCGAAGATAAATACTAGCAAAGGAAACACATGAGTCAATATCTTATCCCTAACAATCAAGAATTTATTGAGTTGATTGCAAAAGCAATTGCTCATGATCGTTTTCACCGTGAAGTGGTAGAAACACTAAATAGAACACACGGAGGATCTTCAAATTATCCCGAAGCTCTTCTTGAAAAATCCGTTGATCAGACTTTCGATCGACTCTGGTATGGAAATAGTCCTCAGGATGAGCATTCTAAGCGCGATTATAGAAAAGACGCAGAGGCTGCCATCCGTGCAATTAATCTAGAGATTCTTAAAATGCCTTCATAAGAAGATAAATACATCAAAGATAAAGGATCTTTGATGTATAGAACTTCTTTATACTACAAGATAAGTACGACAAAAGATAAAGAATCAATCCTTAGAATGTTTTTTGAAGATTGGGCAGAAGGAATCTGTAACCAAGAAATCAAATATACAACTGTCTTGGCAAGTCCCAATCTAAGAAATATTTCATATTCGTGGTGGGACGAAATTATACGTGTCGATTTCAATAATGAAGAAGATGCAACTGCTATGAAATTAAAAGGCATACCAGAAGATCTTCAAAGCTATATTAAAAATCTCACAATCTAACATTATTTTCAGTTGACTTCTTTCGAAGAAAATTTGTAAAATAGAAATATCAAATAAAATAGGTTATTATGGATGTACTCTTGCTCAATGCTGACGGGACACCACTTTCACAAGTTCCGTTATCTGTCATTACTTGGCAGGTAGCCTTACGTCTTCTTTTTCTTGGTAAGGTAAAAGTTATCAAAGAATACGACGATTGGGTAGTTAGATCACAACATTTGGAAATGAAAGTTCCTTCTATTGTGATTATGACTGAATTTGTAAAATGGAGTAAGCATTTGAAATATAGTCGTTCCAACGTCTATCTTAGGGATGATTTCTCATGTCAGCTTCAAATTACAAATAGGTGTAAGGAATTACACGGTAAGGTGAAGGTATCGGAATTAACACTTGACCATGTATTGCCAAAATCAGATGGTGGTAAGACCAACTGGGTAAACGTATGCACTTCATGTAAGGATTGTAATAGTAAGAAAGGAAACGATCATACCATTCTTCCGATCAAGAAGCCTTACAAGCCAAGCTACTATGAAATTTTGAATAAACGAAAGTCTCTACCCTTACATATTAGAGATGAGTATTGGAAGAACTTCATAGATTGGCCAGAACACCTAATTAGGGTGTCGGGTTCTGCACATCATAGCAGCACCGAATCACAGGAAGATTAAGTCTTCCGAAATCGAAAATCGAGCCCTTAAGGGGCTCTTTTTTTGGCTATTTTTACCATGAAATTCAGAATTAATTGGACGAAATGATAAATATGTTGGTATATAATTAGGGAGAAATATGGCAAATCCACAAAAGGAAATTCAGCAAAAGGAAGCACAAAAACAACCTGAAGCTGTAAAACAGGAAACACAGGTTCAATTATCTGTGGCAGACCTTCAGAATTTAGCGAAAATAATTGATCTAGCTACCAGACGCGGTGCCTTTGGAGCAGCAGATTTATTAATGGTAGGAACAGTCTATGATAGATTAGCTAAATTCCTATCAGCAACCGATCAATCAAATAAGGAAAGCAACAATGGCTAATATTGAAAATTTAAAGAAACACATGGGGCAATTAACCAATACTGGAGTTAGAGTAGCGGTAGTTTTTAGAAAATTACCAAATGATGATAGCTCTTGTCTTATTGTAGAAACAGAAAGATTACCGGACAGTTATCACGATGCAGTTATTCAAATTTTGAATAGCAGGGAAGCATTAGAAACAAACGATTTTTTTGAAGTTTTAAATCGCAGAACATTTCCGGATGGAACTAACTGCCTATCTACACTTCACCAGAAGGGTTTCCTCAGAAAGGAACCAGTTTCGAATATAACAATGTATCCTCTTCCAAATCAACCAGTTCCTCTTGGACTTATTAATGCAACCATTGATAAGAAATTGGATGAATATAATAAAAAGCAAAGCGAGAAGCCGGAAGAAAAAGTTGATACAAGAACTCCAGAAGAAAGGCAAAAAGCAGCTGAGGAATTAGCTGCGAAGATGCAGGATCCAACTGCAAATGCCAAAGCATTAATTCAACAAGCTGAAGCTCTCGAAGCGGATGCCGCTGCAAAAAGAGAATTAGCTTATGCCATGGCTCCAGATCTCAAACCAACAAGGGGCAGACCAGCTACACCAGATGAGTTGAAGGCTCAAAAGTTGGAAGATCGTAAGAATAAAAGACGCGAACGTGATAGGGCTAAGGCAGCCTCTGCCAAAGTCGAAAAGGCTGAAACAGTATTGAACAATAAGGTTGAAGCTAAACTCAGAAGAGATGCTGAAAGAATTTAAAGAAATCTCCAACTAAATCAATAACCGGTTATTTTATGGCCGGTTATTTTTTTGGTAAATAATAGATACTTGGGAGATTGTAATGAGTAAGAAAACAAACTTCAACCTTGACAGGGCCATTAACCGAGTGTCAAAGCCTAATATCTTTGACCGAATTGTAAAAGAAATTGATGCGAAAGAAATTCCAGCCAAGTATGTGGATCAAGTATTAGTTCAATATCTAGATGGCACAGTGGTCGAATTGAATGGTGATGATATTACACATCCTATTCCTTTACAAGGTGACATTTCTTGGGAAGATTTAGATGAAGTCTTCAAAAGAATGAAAGATGTAAGAATATTCGTAAATACGGATAGATTAGAAGAAGATATTAATAGAATGGTTGAAGATAGTCTCGGCAAATACTGCTAATTAGAGTATCTTTCAGCTAACCAATCAAAATCATTAATCAATTTTAATTGTTCTGGTTGGTCGGCAAATTTCCTTCCGAATTCGGCTCCTTCATTGGCGCCTGCGATAGCCAAGTCTCCAAAATCTCTGTCAGCACCAACAGTACACCAAATTTTCAATCTTTCCTCAGTTTCTGTATTATCTTGATTGGGTATAATCTTAGATGATAACTTAGCACATTCTCTAAATGCACTTCTCCATGTTGAAAATGGATCCATATTGAATTGCGTTATATTACTAATTTCCGGTATTACTTTAGAACTTCCCAAACCAGTTGTGAAATCTATATTACCATTTGTTAGGTCAAGAAGTTTCTTCCTAGGAAATAATTTCACGCCACCATAACCATATACCAAATCATTTATTGGATTTTGTGAATACCATACATGAACAGAATCTAAGTCCCATGCACTCGGGAGATAATCAAAATTAAATGAATGTGATATCTCAGCATCAGCATCTACGACATAGAAATATTCTGTATTAGAAATTCTGGCTGCTTCGATATGTGCATTCATAATTCCCTTCACACCATGAATACGCTTGGTTCGCGGAAATCTAGATTTTAGTTTTTGGTAATTTTCATCAGCATATAATTCGTCATAGCTAAGAAAAATAATATCTAAAGGAGGAACTTTGTACGTTAAGGATTTTATTTCAGTCTTACCTCTTCTTAGAAAGCTGTCAGTAAACAAATGTGGATTCTTTCTTACTGTTTCCTTATGAAATAATCTTATCGTGGAATCGTTATTCCAGATGTGCATATATTCCTTATCCCAATCTATTGGTTTAAATTTAAAATCAAAGAATAGAAAAGAAACATCATTTTTGGGACTTATAACATAGAAATATTCAGTTGAACAATTATCAACCATTTGCAACAATATATTTTCGGTTAAATGAAATGATTCGAATGTTTTCTTTATAATGATATATTTGTTTAAAGAAATATCCCTATTCTTATCAATTAGTAGAAAGATATCTTGCATTATTAAAACCCTTGTTTAATTATTTACCGTACCTTGACGATAGATTATAACAGATTGTATAATAAACAATCAATGAAGGTCAGTTACCATGAAAATCAAAGAAATTGCGATATTAATTCTGGTGAGTTTTTTAGTTATTGCTTCGATATTTTCAATATACGAATATATAGTTATTAATAAAGAAGAAAGAATCTTAATGAATATCGAAGATATTCATACTAATGTTAGTGGCAAGAAAGTTAGTATAGATTTCGTACTTAGAGGTCCTGTTACCTGTCAAGAAATTTTAGATACATTAGAAATTAATACCATTCAGATAAACAGAATAAATTATGCACCTGCGTGTCAGAAAATAAATGATAAACTAATTAGAGTGGTATATTCGGAAGTTTTAATTGTATGAATGAAGAAGTTTTCGTACATTTTATATGCACCGATCGTAAAGAAGTGTTAGATGAATTAAAAAAGTATCTAACAAATGAAAAGATAATATCTCTTACTGTAATGGGAGAATATCCGCATGTATTCGGATGCCGTATGGAAGCACAATTGGCTACTCTGATTTCCATGCAGAACAAATATCTCTCTGATAGGATGGCAATATCCTATATTTCCAATGATCTGAAAAACAAATACAGAAAGACATGATAAATATGTTATGTCCTCCGTTGTTATCTCTTCAGTAAATCTTCTTCCAGGTAGTATCTATAATGGGAGCGATTTTGTTGGATTAGTAATCACAACCGGAGTGTCCAATTTCTATAAAGTCAATGGTGCAAATCTCGACAGGATTGTTTCTGTAAATTGGTATCCACGCAATCCCGCATCTGTCTTAATCGAAACAAGA